TTGTCATACGACGAGGATACGAACGATCTCGGTCTTGCATTCGACCAAGGGGATGGAGAGTTCTTCCGCGACGATGGCACTCCGCTAACGACCACGCTGCCTATCGGCAGGGTGAAGATGATCGTCAACAGCTTCGTGTCGAAGCTCTTCGTCAAACCCAAGACGTTTGTCTTCAAGAACCTTGCGGATCTGAAGGCTAGCAATCCAAGCCTTTACGCACGGGCTAAGGCTGCCCGGCCACAGGGGGACTTCGACACTACTCCCGCTGTTGGCTATTCGTTTGGTGACACGGTAATCATCTTCTCGGACATGGTTCGTACCGAGGCACAGCTACGGTTTGTGCTGGCGCACGAAGTACTCGGACACTTCGGATTCAAAGGCGTGATACCCGAAGGCAAGCTGGCTGCTGTGCTGACGGATATCTACGAAGCTGATCCTGATGTACGCGCAGCCGTGGAAGCCATGATGGCTACCCGTGGTATGTCCAAGCTGGAGGCTGTAGAGGAATACGTCAGCGACTACGCTGCCTACATCGACAACTCCATCCTGATGAAGATATGGAATGTCCTTGCTAACTTCCTCAACAAACTCGGCGTGAAGTTCAAGGACGACGCAGCACGCTACCTCATCAACCAGTCGCGCAAGTACGTCCGCAGAGGCACGGGCAACATCGTTACGTCCAGACGCATAATGTCTGATATGAACGCGCTTGCCAGAGAGGGGCGCTACAACGTAGCCAACTCCGGTGATCTCCTCTCAAGCGCGATGGCAGTAGCTGGTGGTAACTCTCGCGCAGGTGGTACAGGTGGTCTGGCAGGCGTAGCAGATGCGTTCAATAGCGGTCTGTTTGGCGCTCGCAAGAATATCCCCGGCAAGATCGCGTCGATCCTAGAGCACTTGCAGACGCTCGACTACATGGCCCGTAGGAGCTACGGACTTTCACAACTGTACCAGTTGCTTGAGCGACAGCAGCAGACGGCGAGGAAGCTCCTCTCCAAATACAACGAGATGATGAACTACGTGGTTAGCCCCACGATCTTTGGTTTCGGTACTGGTGTAACAGAGGACGATAAGCTCCGTGGTGGAGAGTTGCTTGCTCATGCTGCACTGCTGCGAGGTAACAACCTCGATGATGCAAGAATGCGCGGTTACCCCCCGCTAATCGCTATCGACGCCGCTGGCAACGTGACCATCGACAACGCTGTTCGTGCGCAGCTTGAGCGAGACGGATTCGTAAGTGCAGCAGAGTTCACCAACGGGTTCGATGTCGAATACAAGGACGGAGATAACGTCCGCACGTTCCGCTTCCAGAGGGATATCAATGAGGATGACCCCCAGTGGAAGATTTACCAAGCGGTTCGCAAGACGGTAAACGAGGCTGCGATTGACCTGATGCTGTCCAACTACGAGGCTGCAAAGGGAGAAACGACTCGGGTTATCAACGAGCTTAACGACAGGCGTCCGACTGAGAACGTCTTTACTGATCTCGACCTTAGTGCATTGCGTGAAGTTGCGCGGCTCTACCAAGACATACGGTATAGCAATGCTTCAGTAAGCGGTGCCCAAGTCAGACTGAGCCGACAGTCGCTGAACGATGCTGAAGCATTCCTCATATCGTTTGGACGAGCGTTGTACGACGAGCAAATCTACAACATATGGACGCTGAATCCAGAAGCTAACGCCGAGATCATGGCAGATCAGGTAAGTGCTGCGTCCCTATCAAGGGGTGCCACCGAGACAACACACGGATCGTTCCAAGACGCAGCTTACGACTCATTGCGAGAAGTACTCCCCTCACTTGCAGAGAAAATACGCAACAGAGAGGACTCATTCAGAATACAGAAAGCTATTCGTGATCTCTTCTTGTTCGACTTGCAGTCAAAGAACGCTGAGTACTACGCCAAACGTACCATCCTTGGTGCGTATGTTCCGTTCACCCGGCGGGGTGAGTTCCAAGTACGACTGGTTGCAGTAGACAATGCGGGTAATCCGATCCGGCTTAGCGATGAAACTAAGTCGATGATGCCCTACTTCCAGTTCGCCACCGAGGCAGAGGCGGCGGTATCGCTCAAGGAACTTAATGATGAGTTCGGCGGGAAGGACTGGTCACTGACAGATGACACTGGTAACGAGATAACGGTACGGTTCAAAGCTGCGTACTCCAAGGTGCGTAGTACCCCCGATCTCACTGAGTCGGTGAACTTCAACGAGTTCGTGTACGCCCTTAACCGACTCAACATATCCGTTAACCCCCAAGAGCGGGAACGCATCGTTACTACGCTGACGGATCAGAACAACCGTGCGCGTAAGAATCTCCAGCGGTCGGGTAACCCCGGCTGGGATAAAGACGTAGTGCGTGGCGTTTCAGAACATATCGAGACAACTGCCCACGTGGCAGCGAAGAAGCTGTACAAGCACAGGATCAATGATGTACTGCTGAAGGAGAGCAACTGGAAGGGTGACTCTACAAAACTCCGTGCGCTCAAGCGGCGTGTCGAGCAGGCCACAACTGACGCACAACGGGCACAGGCCAGACGCGAGTACGATGCTTACGCATACATGTACCAGTACATGGCTGATGTTACGGGTGAGAAGATAGAAGTGGGCGGCAAGATGGTGCCGACACTGGGTAGGGGAGAGGACTATAGGGAAGCGGCAAAGAGCGTCATTCGCTGGTACTCGGAAACCGGGAACATCACCGACAGTACAGAAGATATTCTCTCTGGGGATATCGGATCGCAGCTTAAGTTGTTTGCTGTACTGGCTCAGTTGGGTGGCTCGGTTGCATCGGCAGCGATTAACTTGGTGTCGTTGAGTACGCACTCCATACCCTATCTTGCTTTCTACAACTCCAACACCGCAGTCGGTGGCGGTTACGGATTTGCCCAGAGTAGTTCGGCTATATTCAGTGCAGTCAACGCACTCAAGAATGCGAACTTCTCAGACGCTGCATTCATCCGAAAACTTATTGAGAACAATACGTTCAGCCAGTACGGACTTAGCCGAGACGAAACGGAAGTTCTGTTGCAGCAGACCGAAGAAGGATCACTGCAGGCTGCACAGTTCAACTCTCTCGTTGGTACTGCCCGAGGTAAGGTCTTCAACAACAAGGCCGCTGCTGCTATTCGTGCGTGGATGAGTATGTTCAGCTATACAGAACAACTTAACCGTCGTGCGACGTCGCTTGCTGCTTACCGACTGGAGAAAGAACGCGCACTGTCAGAAGGACTCTCTGAGGTAGAAGCCATTGCCCGTGCGTCTGAAGCGGCGAGAACCGCCGTGAATACCTCGCAGGGTGAGTATGCAATGTTCAACCGCTCCAAGATGGCGCGAGGGGACATCATGCAGTTCATCTTCATGTACAAGCAGTTCGTCATCATCACCGTCCAATTGCTCAAGGCAATGGACTGGAAGGGGCGGGCACTTGCGTTGGGTATCCTGCTTCTCGCTGGCGGTATGAAGGGACTTCCGTTTGGAGAAGATATCCTTGACATCATCGACACCATTGCGCAGAAGCTCGGACTCAGCATCGGCAGTGTAGAGAAAGAACTCATAGAGTTCTTGGACGGAGTTGCACCCGGTTTGGGTTATACCGCAATGAACGGCGTGATGAACCGTTGGACTGGTGCGACCATATCCACTCGCCTCGGTATGGGGGATATCCTCCCGCTGACGGGTGCATTCCGTGCAGGGGCTGACCCAGTACGCGAACTGTCCAACTTTGCCGGTCCCGTTGTCGGCGGTATATCTGGTGCCGTGGCTACCGTTGCTGGTGGTACCAAGTATCTTGCGGAGACTGTGGGACTCAGGGATGACACCACATCTTTCTCCAGCATCTTGCGGGACAACCCTGTCTCTGCCCTACGGGCGGTTACTGATGCGCTTACCTACATGGAAGATGGACGTATCACTAACGCAAAAGGTCAGGTTGTATCGAACGATGTGACGATTGCTACGGTTCTTTCACGGGCGTTTGGGTTCTACCCTGCCATAGCTACAGAACAAAATGACGTAGTACGTATGTCTCGTTATGTTGCTGAGTGGGGTAAAGAAGTGAAGGCGGCATACGTCTCTGCGTATGTGAAAGCCAAACTCAATAACGACACTGCTCGTATGCAGCAGATCGTTAAGGATGTACAGGCGTGGAACGAAGGCACCATTGACAACGGACTTAAGATAACTAGGTTCGTACAGTCTGCTAACCGCTCTGCGCGTGAGATGTCCAGACCTACGGCACTGAGATACCTCAAGTCCGCACCCACTAATGTTCGGCCAGAGACGATGGCTTTGATTAGAGCGTACGACCTTGAGGAGGATCTTAAGTAACTACCTTGAGTTGTCCGTAGGCCAAGTCCTCAGCGGCTTGGTCTGCGGCGTCAAGGACACCACGCATACGCGGGTGGTTTAGGTTGATCCCAACCACGTAAGTCTGGCCCAGCTTCACTGGAGTGTCGCGGCCAAGGCAGGACTTATTGGACTTAGGCGTAGCGTCCGCGTTCTGTAGCTCGATGTCGGCCATGACTGACTTGTAGTCTCCACCTCGCACAGATAGCCACTTGCGGAAGTGAGTGCGGTCTAGCAGCATGATGCCCTTGTCGTACGGGTCTGCTGTTCCGTTTCTGAATATGTCGTAGCGAATCCGTATCTCTCCACGGGGTATCCTGTTGTAGTCAGGAGTGGGGCGTTGCGCTCCGGTGTGGAACACAGTCACGGCAGCAGACGCATTGTCTGCCATGTATTCTGCTATCAGGTCGAAGGAATCCAGTCGGCTATCCGCTGCGGTACGGCGGATCGCACCCATCTGCAGTAACACCCAGTCAGTGGCAAGTCTTGGGGAGAAGTCTATAAGCTCCCAGTCACGTGCCAGTTGCAGGGCCAAGTCTGCCAAGATCACCGCTTGCTCGTAGTAGCGTTCCTGTCCACTGAACTTGCAGTTGTATCGCTGCGAGAAAGTCTCTGATGCTTCCGCGATCATCGCTCGTATCGCAGTCGGTCCAAGTTCCAGTAGTTTCTTTATGAACTCGCGGCCTATCAGTCCGTAGTTGCTCGTTACGAACGCATGGATTTTTCGACCGGCGTTGCTGTTGTTGGTGAACATGAGGTGTGCGGACATCGACACCTCCAGTATCCGTGCCATCTGTGCGTCGGTGTCTAACCCGGATGTAATGAGCTTGGATGCCAGAGATTTGTTTGTGGAAACTGTGACGGTGGTTGCCCACTCTTTTGCGGTGCGCTCAGTTGCGTTGCGGTTGAGTCGAGCCTTGTCCCTACCTTGCGTTACCCAGTAAGCGAAGTCACCCACATCGCTGTTGTTCATCAGGGTAACTTCGTCAATCGTCATGGGTAGGTGAGAGTACATACCCAGTCTGGCGAACAACGTGTTCTGCGTGAACTTGGCGGCGAAGTGCAGTCTCTCTGGGTTGCCCCATATGGACTGCTGCCATAGCTGAGCCAGTGTCTTGCCGCTGCCAGTGGGTCCGTAGAGGGACACGATGATTCCCTTCAGACCAGTGAACGCATACAGGACTGATGACAGTGACACACCCACGGCAAACATATGCGCGTGGAGGTTAGCTCTCTCAAGCAAGTTGGTGAACGCGATAGCCTGCTCAAGAGTTCCAGCCGTTCCAAACATCTCCTGACCAGCGTGTTGGGTGGACGACGACAGCGGGATGAAGTCCTCTACGATGTCACCACTGATGTCCTTGCGCAGTACAGTGTCGCCCATAACGAACTGCGAGAAGTTCTCCTTCCATCCCATAGTGGTATAGAGGTTAGTCATCGCCCGCTTCTGTCGTAGCTCCTCCATGTAGGTACGCAACATAAACTGGAAGTTCTCCGTCTGTGCTTTGCCGTAGAGTACGATGCCTTGGTCGGCAATCATTGATGCGAACTCTCGACGAAAGCTGTCGGTTAAGTATGCCTGTCTGAAAGTAAGTTCCTGCCATCCCTTGTGCGGTCGCCGCCAGTGGTAGCGCACAGTCTCGTAGCCCAGTGACTCGTCCTTGCCGTATGACACTGGGTAGATATCGAACTTGCACACCTCTATGTCGGTGTCATCGATGATCATCTTGATGCCATCGGCAGTGCGCTTGAACGGGCGTGGGATAGTTATCTCGTTTGCAACTGGGTCGGGTGTATCTGATGCAGGTGCTACCTCTACGAACTGCACTCCCAGTCTTGCCGGTGTGCCGATCTTGTCCTTGTACTTACACTTGTCGCAGCCTTTGGAACGTGCGTTCTCAAATCTCACGCACATGGCAGGGCCAGTAGTCGATGCTCGCCACTGGTTCATCTTGGCAATGGTGTTGGCAGCGTCGTATGTCGGGTGGTTCTCACTCCATGACATAGCTGTAGCTTCTGGGTCTTGGCAGTACGCAGCCACAC